TATGGTGCAGACCAACAACCCAGACCAATGGATAATTCTAATTATCAAGGTGGAAGTAACCCCCGATTTGCTAAGGAACAATATGATGGACAGCCTAGTGACCCTAAACTAAACTTTACAGAAACATCTATATCGAAAAAACCATTTAAATAAACATGCCCGATATTATAGACAATTTAATCCAATATGGACGTCGTAAGGCATTATATGATCACGCAATTAAAGAAGCCCGTGATGAAGCCAGTGCTCATAAAAAAGCATGGGATAAACGTGGACGTGGTGCAAATACTGATAAACAACCTAAAGGTAAAAGAACATTCGCTGATAATTTAGGAGATATAGATGTTTCTGTAAAGTTTAGTTTAGGGTCACTAGGCTGTCCATCATATTGTTCCTTAGCAAATCGGGGGTTACTTCCACCTTGATAATTAGAATTATCCATTGGTCTGGGTTGTTGGTCTGCACCATATGTACTAAACGGGGCTTGGCCTTGAGGCTGTTGTCCCATCATACCACCGGCTTGTTGATTAAACGCATTCTGTTCTATCATGGCGTCTGTAAATTGTTTTCTTAGTGGTAATCCACCATCTTCTAACATTTCACGTATTTCTAGTGGGTCATTGATAGCGCCTGATTGCATACCAACTTCTATTAGTTTAACTAATTCTTCTGTAGGTATGTCACGTTTCTCTACTCTACCAAAGTTTAAGGTTAATTCTGTTGACTTCCAATCCATACCAACTAAGCCGCCACCATAAGACATTGAATACATTGGATTTGCTAAATACCATGGTTCGAATAGTTTATCCATTAATTGACGTTTAATTGCTATAGGAAATCCTGCTAAACCTATTTCATCTAATAGTTTACTAGTTTCTGCATTAGCGTAACTATGTGATTCCTCACTACCCATTTTACCACGAAAGTCATTCATGGCCTTGAATATTGCTCCTTGTACTAAGTCATGGAATTGACTAGGGTCATATGCTCGTTGATTACTACCAAGTTCTGTTACTTCTAATTTAGTACCAGCAACTACATCTTCACCGGGCGATAGATTTTTTAATTCTGCTTGAAGTGCACTACGTTCTGTTTGGTCTGCTCCTATCGCTTGATATACATTACGAGGAATATATCTACGTTCAGCGACATGTTGTGTCATGGCACTAGAATATTTTCTATCTAACAAACTAGGCAATCTGTGGTCTTCTGGGCCATTAGGTGTGATTTGTGTAAAATCTTTTGTTGATAACATTGCAACGCCAAAGCCTACACCAAATTTGCCATCATCTACGGGGTTCCAACATATATGTATAATATCTTCTGGGTTATGATATCCTTGATATTCACTACCTCTAAATTCATATTTATATGGTCTACGTTGTCTATCCATCCATATTCTTGCAGCACTACTAATTGGTATGTGCATTAGGTCGTCACCACTTCGAATGTATTGAATGCCTAATCTAGGCTTCCAAAATGAATTGCCATACCATAAGGCTTCTTTAACTAAAATATTATCCATCCAATCAAAATCTATATCATGTGTAAAATCTTGCATGTGTTCTACTAGTTCTTCATTCATGCCTTTCCAATAATGCTCTCCACCTGTGATTTGTGAACTTAAATGATTAATTGCTAATTGTACGTCTTCGTCTCGGGCTAAGGCGTATGCTTGTGTACTCATTGGTACTTCTGGGATATCGAAAGTCTTACTAGTATATCCTTCTCGACTATATGCACCAACTGTATTTATTTCAGGTCCCCAGACTGGTTGACTAAATCCACCAGCAGCCATACGGGTTTGATTCAATTCTAACGAACTAGTACGTGATTGTGTTTGCATATACTGGTCTCTACCAGCAATAATAGTGGCTAATCCATTGCGCAGCCGTTGGCCAAAACCCATGACTATAATCTTCATTCATTAATTAAAAGTGTAACGGGGGGTCAGTCTTATCGCCATTGCAATAGCCTAAGTAGCCCTCTATCCGTTACTGTCGACTTTTCCCCTAGCCTATGTTTCGCGCACAGATAGGTTATTTCTTTTTAGCACGAGTGCGTATTATAGGTTTCTTTGTAAGTGTTATTGAGTAAAAGTCACGGAATTTAGCGGGTTTTAAATACGTACCACCTGTACCATGACGACGTTTATCTTTATAATATTCAGGATGATTCTTGTAAGCACAGTGATAACACATTTGCCACTTAACCCAGTTTATAGCGTTGGGTGTACGACTAACCTTCTTGCATCCACCTTTACAGCGCACGATAAGGTTACTATTTAACTTTATATCAAGTTTCCCTATACGGAGTATTCGTCACTATAACTAAAATGGCACTTGGGACATTCGTTCTCTTTGCTTGGCCAGTAGCCATTACACTTGGGACATTTCAATTCTTGACTCATATCTAACTATGTATCTTATCGTATAAAACTTTTCTTCTTACATTTAGGAATACGACACAATTCAATAGATTGACCTTTAGTGTTTTTGGTCACGTATAATTGATGTGTGTGATTACGTTCTTTTTGTTGTTTTCGTTGTTGAGAATAACTACCAGAATGATTAGGTTTACTATTCATTACTCTAATACTAGTCATAAATATGTTATATTGTATTTATGATATTAGTCTTGCGTTTAGGCTCGTATACGTGGGCTTCACAATAAGGACTAACGCTGATTCTTTCCCGTCTACATAGTTCGCAAGGCTGGTTATAATTTAGTCTAATAGCCCTGAATATCAGTTCTTCGTACCAAATATATGGTATGCGTCATCACTAAAGTGTTTATCACCAACTAGAGCGTATATGATAGCCATAACACTATCACGAGGATGATTGAATTCCTTACGTGGTTTTTGTCTAGGGTCTTCAATTACTATGTCTGGGTCTTGTTCTAAGTCTTTACGAGTTATAGCACAAAAGTCATTGATTAACCAATCTACTTCATAATCGTGCATGAATGGAATAATTAATTTGGGTCGTTTGTAGTCGTCGATACTGGGTGATTTTGGGTGCGCCACTTTCCAATCAATGAAGTCAACGAACTCTTGAATAGCAGTGGTTTTATCAATTTGGAATCGTCCCAACTCAGTACCATGTTCATCCGTATCCTGCAGATATTCTTGCTCTGGTTTGGTTTCGTCTCCAATAGTTCTGCATCCATAAAATATTGATTTACGTAATCCAGTAAATTTCTTATCGTTGCTGTCGCGTCCCCCATCTTGAATAAGTTTAACTCTATCTTGTCCATAACCTAAATCTCCAACACCTATATCTATATTGTACGCTTTACCTAAATATGCTAAATATGCCGATTGATCCAAACCTTGCTCCTGTGGTCTCTTTTCTATCCACGCTAATTGATACCTTGCTGACTTTCGCCAATGAATTAGGATACTGGCTACGGTACTAGAAGCCACGGGGCCACTACCAAAATCTACACCCATGAGTATTCTAACCTCATTACCGTAGAGTTGTTTTATTTCGACCACTTCTTCGGGTTTTAATAATGATAAATAACGATAGGGCTCCATACATGCCTTAACCATTTCAGGTGTGACTGGCCTACGTTCAGCCTTATAGAATTCACCAAGAGCGTGGCTTACATAAATTGCGTTTGGATAATGTTTACGTTGATGCTCTATACTAAACTCTGGGTTAGTTTTATATTTCATAATAGCGTCCTCAATAGTTAATGGGATGTAAGCGAATATTTCTTGAGGCATGTGATAACCACGATACTGTGTGTTTTCAGGTTTCTGCGGTATCCATTGCCCCGCTAACGTGGCTTTTAATGATGTATCTGAGTTAGAAATATTACCAATATTATCGAAGGTTAATTTGTCGCGCCAGTAAAGGTCATCGTATATCCAGTTACGTTGGTCTGTTCTATCCCACATCTTCCAGTATTCCGACCCAGCCTCGCCTCCTATGCCTAATACATATAGACGACCATGGGTCTTGAACATTGCATACATGGCATGGGCTAGGAATTGTACGTCCTGATATTGCGCCTCGTCGAGTATTAATAGTTGGAGTGATTTTCCTTCGACCTTTTTGTATTCGCCTTCATCAGTAACGAGATAAACAGTCGAATCATTTCTAAGCGAGATTTCACCGATATTTGCCCTGTCATGCCTGAGAAATTGACGGAGAATCGGATTTTGTTGGAAGGTTTCGATTCGCATTCTTTGTTTTGACATTGCTGATAAATGCGCCTCGTTATCAGTAACATAGCATGTTTCGGAGATAGGACGCGAAGTAGCATAATTAGCAACCATATCTGTGCAGAATGTGGTTTTAAATGTTTGTCGTGCATTCACGAGCATGATATTAGGATGATTGTCCTCATATACTTGAGGCCAAAAAGGTGTTAAGTTAAAATTTCTTACCTGACCACCAACCATAGGACGGTTCCTATCTATCCACATTAATGGGTCTCTATCTAATACAGGTGGTGGTAAGTCTTGTTCTTCTTCGAGTTGACCTAAATATCGGGCTAGTGCGGGAAATTGTTTTATCCCTATACTAAGCGCTGCCCGCTTTTCCAGATTCGTCTCGTAATTTTTCTTTGAGTGCATTCTCAGCCGCCACGTGGTCTATGTATTGTTCAGGGTCAAATGTAGTTTTAATATCAAAATATTTAACACGATTATTAGTAATTAACTGCTCAACATAAGATTTATCCTTCAAGTCACCTTCTCGTTCTAAATTAGCCATAAGACGTTTGTATTGAGCGTCTAAGGATTTAGTTACTTCTATCCTAGCCAGACGTTTACGTTCAAACCATTTATCATCATCTGTAAGCATTTCGGTTTTAATGGCCTTAATATCATTAGTAATTGTCTTTGGGTCATTACCAAGGATAGCCACAATTTCAGCACGAGTCATTCTTTTTTCTAATAGTGCTTCGACACGGTTTCTACGTAGATATTGTTCCAAGGCTGTTGCTCTGCCACCCGCTTGGTGCTTGGATAAGACTACACCGGTTTGTTCCATATACCCGAAATTAGTGTTATTATATATAACTTTAACTGATTAAACCATACGCGCGTAGTGCGGTACCCAATTCACGAATGTGGTTTCTCCATTGATACATCATGTTTTTTTCAGCCCAATTAACATAATTCATAACTTTAAAGGGGTTTTTTAATATGGCTAGAGTGATGTGTCCATGTGTTGTCCATTCTTCGTAATGGTAAATAAATAATAACTCTTGACCACCTTCTGCTACTACACCAAAGGCATGATTAGGTATATGGTCTATTGAAACATGTGTATCATTGAATACTTCTACCCCTGAGTTTGTTTCTTTGAAATAGATATTCAAGATTTATCGATTTGTATAGGTTTGGCCTTATGAGGTTTGATTATTTCATAGTCTTTAGGTGGTTTTAGATAATCTTTATCCTTCTCTGTAAATAATTTGTATTCTATAATTGCTAACTGAGGACGTACTTGTCTATCCATCTTCGTTGTGTCTAGTTCAGTACAGCATTTCTTGTATTTTTGACAGTTAGGCCAGAATCTTTGGATATTTAGTTCTAATACGGGATTCATATCCCTGTATTGTTTTAATCGTCTTTTCATATATTCTAGTTTTGTTTCCATTATTGTTTGCTCCTACATATTCCAGCCTTGCATGAATCGCATACATAGTCACTAGTATTATTATCACAGCCACACCCACACGTACATTCGTATATGTTCATTATGTATTTACCTCTGATAGTAGTTTCATTAGTTTGTATATTATAAAATTTGGGTCATATAATGCGATGTTAAGTTCCTCATAACTAAATAATGGCTTCTCTATACTCATTCCTTTACTTTCTCCTTTTCATGATATTCTCTAGTAGATTGTATTTGAGATTCACATATTCTACATACACACCAATTTTCTACGGCTTTATTATCACAATATTGACACTTCATTATTCCTTACTCCTATGTTTTAAGTTAGTCAAGTTAAAATCCCTCATTTTATCCAAAATACATCCTTTGTCGGTTTAACTTTTGTATCTTGCCAAACAAATTCTTGATTCTTTACACCAATCCTTAATTTTCCCTCATCAACTAATGTCATTAATGCATGTTCAATTAACAATTTATGATATTTCAATTAATCCCTCTCCAATTAAATCATTTAGAGCATTATCTAAACAAATATCACAAAACTCATTTTTTTTGCATTTACATTCATTATCTGTTGTCATTCTATTTCTCCTAGTATTTTTTGAATATCGTAAACCATTTGTCTAAATTCATTTGTAACCATTCTACCATTTGAATCAACAAATATGAATATCTCGTCTTTATCCTCTTCTAATCTCTTTACTATTTGTCTGTCTTTTAGGATTATTTGTATTTCTTCATCTGTTAAAGCGTTTCCTGATGCTCCTTGAATTGCCCAAAGATGTAATTCAGTTAAATCACTCATTCTTTCTCTCCTTTACTTTGTTCTAAGAGATTTTTAGTATAATGAAATATATCGTAATCTTTTGATGGGTGTATATCTTGATAAGGAGCATATTTTTTATTATCATCTTCTACTAATTTTATTAGTTTTTGTCCTTGTTTTATATCAAGAATTGAAACTCCTTTAAACTCTCTTAGAGTCTTAGCATCTCTTTGATTGTCTAGGATTTGTTGTTTTAGTTGTTCGTGTGTTTTTCCTTTATGATAGATCTGAGTTTTGTTATTATCAGCCTCATCTAGATAACAATCCCATCCTTCGTAGATATTTTTTTCCTTAATCTCCATCATATTTCTTATCCATTATTAGTATCATAGTCTCGATGTAATTGCCCACACTACGATGATGTCTAATAGCGTGTTTTTCTGCTATCTCATAGATGTCTTTCTTAACCGTAATTGTTCTAAATGTCTTATACGGCATCTGGAACATCCCTCAAGTCATAGTATGTGGGTTTACCTAAGTCCTTCATTAATTGTAATTCCATATCAGCGCCTTGTGAATGACTTCTAAGGAATAAGGCATCACACCTTGGCAGTATCATATTATCAAATTTGTACCAGTATTCATTAGGTCGTTTTGGTTCTCCTAAATAATCCATGCGTTCATCTAAAAAATGTGTTAGGTGGGGGATTAAAACATAATGGCCTTTATTCATTAGATGAATGCCGATATCCATGGCTTCATGGGTGTTCTTTAGTTTTTCACCAGCGGTGTCTGCGTTGTATTTGCCTGCTACGTAAATAATCATTTAAATCCTTTCCACCCTGTTTGTTTTTCAAATTTCTTAAAAGCATCATGTAGGTATTGGAATTCAGTTATCGATAATTCAATAGGGGGTAAACCCTCTCTAGAGACCTTAATCATATATGCTATGTTTGTTATTCTATTTACCACATGTATTTTATCAGGTAATTTTCTAGTTTTCATTCCTTAATTCTACCCTCATCGATATTAGTGATATTCATGGCACACATGTTGATAATGTTAAGTAGTTTACGTCTACGGGCGGGTAATCCAATGGCCTTGTGATATTCATCAATTTCATTATTAATACGTTCAAACCAATATTGTTGGTTACCATCTTCCCATGTGTTACCATAGTCCTTGAATTTAATTTCTAACTCATTAATACAATCCAAGATAATTCTAGGGAATTGTGGGTTATGTTGTTCCAATTCGTGTATCCCCCACTGCCATAATATCAGCATCCCATATTGCACCAGCAGTTAATGTAGTCCCCGTAATAAAATCACTACCACCGTGTATTTCATGTCTAATGCCTAATTTTCTAAATGCATTTTCATCTGTTTTTAATAAACTGATTTTAGCAAGTAATTGGTCTCCAATAGGCATACTAGTGTCCTTTGGTACTACACATAGTTTGTATAAATCCTTACCACCTTTACGTAAGGTAGTCATGGTTATGGGGTTCTTATCTACGATGTAAACTAGACCTTTTTCTAATTTTGATTTAATCTTACATGTTCCTTTTTTCT